AACCGGATGGCAAAGCGAATAGCATTGGCCGGTCTGCGTTCGACATCAGCGGCGAGTTGCGGATTCTGGTTAAGCGTTTGTATTGGCTGAACGAGTACGACAACGGCCCCGGCCTGCTGCGGAAGACGTGGGAAGAATCGCTGATTGAAGCGAGCCGCGAAGAGAAGCAACCTCTCTGCCGGGTAGAGCTGAAATTCGTGGCTTTCGTAGGAGACGGACTGCGATGACACCAGTGCAATTCTTGGAAATGCTGCGATTCGGAATCCCCGGCTATCAGATTCAGGCGTTCAGCCCTGAGTGTTTATCGGCCAAGGTGAAGTGGTGCGGCGAGATGATGGAAGTAACCGCCATCGATGTCGATGCCTACCCGGTGCTGATGGTGACAACGCCTGACCTGCGACTGACTGAGCGAACGACCGCCGTGCTGGGCCTGCTGGACAGCGTGCTGCCTGAAGTGATGCAGCGGCCAAGTCCGTGGCCTGACTGCCAGTCGCTGGTCGAACGTATCAGGGAGTTGGCTGAGGAGGATGAAGACGATGTCGACCCAGCCTGACAGTATCAACCCGCAGCACTATCGCCAGCATCCCAGCGGCGTGGAGTGCATCGAGGTAACGCAGCATTTTAATTACTGCCTTGGCAACGTCATCAAGTACGTATGGCGAGCCGGCTTGAAACAAGACGCAGTGGAAGACCTGCGGAAAGCGGCGTGGTACATCGACAGGGAAATTAGACGGCGGGAGGCGAGCGATGAATCAGCTAAGTCTGTTTGACGTTGAACCAGCACTGGCACGGGCAGGTGATCCGATGACGAGCCGGACAGCGGCCGAGGAAATCAAGCCGAAGATTGGCCAGTTGCAAGCGGCATTTTTGGCGGCACTGACAGCCATCGGCAAACCGGCAACGGCAAACGAAGTCGGTGCCAAGGCAGTGGCGATGGGACTGGCAGTCAATGCGGAGTCGGTGAGGAAACGAGCGGCGGAAGTTGAGCGGGCGCGGATGATCAAAGTTGTCGGAATTCAGCGGTGTGGTGTGACGGGGAAATTGGCGGAAGCGTGGAGGGTGAGCGAGTGACATCCAAACAACTACACGACAAGCTTGAAACATTTAAGCCGCTGCGAATCCGTAACGCGGTCTACATTCCGGCATGGATGACGACCGTTGCCGAAATCTGCGAGGCGGCTGGATTGGACGCCGGAGCGGTCGAGCGATGGAACGCGGACTACTACGTGATCGAATGTCTCACGGAGCCGGTTCGATGATGTGGCTACTGGCATCGGCATCACTGCTGGCAACGGTGCTGAATATTAAACACCGAAAAGAGTGCTTTGCAATCTGGACGGTAACCAATGCGGCTTGGTGCGTGGTCGACATTATGCACGGCATCTACGCACAGGCGGCATTGCAGGCGGTTTACTGTGGGCTGGCTATATGGGGACTGGTGGAATGGTCACGGATTACGAAGCGTTTATCAAGCGGAAGCAGCGGCGAGTCGAGGCATACGGATTCGACATCGGGACCGACAAGCTAAATCAGAACCTGTTTGATTGGCAGAAGCGGGCGGGTCAGTGGGCAATCAAGCGAGGACGCGCGGCACTGTTCGAGGAATGCGGGCTGGGTAAGACGCTACAGCAGCTTGAATGGGCACGGCTGGTTCATCAGCACTGCGGTCTGCCGGTCGTGGTCCATTGCCCAGTCGGAGTCCGCAGCCAGACCAAACGCGAGGCGGAGAAGTTCGGCATTGATTCGCCGGTGACCGTGGCCGACAGCCAGGACGAAGTCATCAACGGCATCAACCTGATTAACTACGAGAAGCTACACAAGTTCGACCCGGCTACGTTCTGCGGCGTCGTGCTTGATGAATCGTCAATTCTCAAGGGCATGAACAGCGTCACGCGGAAACTGCTGAAAGAGAGCTACGGCCAGACGCGGTTCCGGCTGGCCTGCACGGCGACACCCGCACCGAATGACCATATGGAACTTGGCAACCACGCCGAGTTCCTTGGTATCTGTGAGCCGGTGGACATGCTGAATCGGTACTTCGTCCACGACAGCGGCGATACCAGCAAGTGGCGTTTGCGTGGCCATGCCGAGCGAGACTTCTGGTCGTGGGTCAGCCAGTGGGCGGTTTGCATCAGCAAGCCATCGGACATTGGCGGCGAGGATGCTGGATACCAACTTCCGCAAATGATTATTGAGCGGCACCAAGTCACGCCGGAAATCGACAACGCACCAAGCGGAATGCTATTTAACACAGCTGGCATCAGTGCCACGACGATTCACGAAGAAAAGCGGCTGACGAATGAATCCAGGTGCAAGCGGGCTGCGGAACTGGCCAAGGCAACCAGCGGCCCGGTTCTGATTTGGTGTGATACCAATTACGAGGCGGACGAACTACGGAAACATCTGCCGGATGCGGTCGAGGTTCGCGGTGACGACAAGGATAAAGAGGGCAAGCTACTGGGATTCGCAGATGGACAATTCCGCGTCCTGATTAGCAAGCCATCCATCGCTGGCTTCGGAATGAACTACCAGCACTGCGACACGCAGATATTCGCCGGTCTGAGCTATTCATTCGAGGCGTACTACCAAGCAGTCCGCCGTTCGTGGCGGTTCGGCCAGAAAAAGCCGGTCAAGATTCATATCGTGATCGCAGACAGCGACAGTGCGATTGAGTCGGCAGTGGCCCGCAAGGAAAGCGACCACGCCGTTATGCAATCAGGGATGGCTCAGGCGATGGCCAGCAGCAACGGCATCGAATGGAACGGTGACATGCTGAAGCAGCGTTATCGGCCAAGCGTATCGATTCAGGTTCCGAGTTTTATTGATGGAGCAGTGACATGCAAGTGATAGACCAGGCTAAAGGCGAGAGTTGGCATCTGTTTCGAGGCGACTGCTGCGAGGTGCTGCAAGGACTGCCCGACGAATCGATTGATTATTCCGTGTTCAGTCCGCCGTTTGCGTCGCTATACGTTTACAGCGACAGCGAGCGGGATATGGGCAACTGCGAGACGGATGAGGAGTTTTTCACGCACTACCGCTTTCTGTCGGACCAGCTTTATCGACTGATTAAACCGGGCAGGCTGGTAAGCGTGCATTGCATGAACTTGCCAAGCACGATTCAAAATAACGGCTACATCGGCATCCGCGACTTTCGCGGCGACATCATCCGCACCATGCAGGCCAGCGGATTTGTTTACCACTCCGAGGTTTGCATCTGGAAAGACCCGGTGCTGGCGATGCAACGGACTAAAGCTCTCGGCCTGTTGCACAAGCAAGTCACGAAAGACAGTTGCCGTTCACGCCAAGGCATCCCCGATTACGTTTGCACATTCCGCAAAAGCGGCGACAACGAAAGCCCAGTCAGCGGTCGGTTCGAGCGGTTCATCGGCGACCAGTCCACGTTTGACAACAATGGCGATCTGAGCATCGATGTCTGGCAGCGGTACGCCAGCCCGGTCTGGATGGACATTAACCAGAGCAGGACGCTTAACGGACGCATGGCCCGCGAGGAAGCAGACGACCGGCACATCTGCCCGCTGCAACTGGATGTTATCGAGCGGTGTCTGGAGCTGTGGACGAACGAGGGCGATGTCGTGCTGAGTCCGTTTGCTGGCATTGGCAGCGAGGGCGTGGTCAGCGTGCAGACTGGCCGCAAGTTTATCGGCGTCGAACTGAAGCAGTCCTATTTTGAATGGGCCAGCAAGTTCCTCGCGGACGAAGAAGCGAAGTTGAATCAACCGTCACTTTTTTAGGACAAGCCCATGACCGACTACCATTCCCGCCCCGAACTATCCAGCAGCCAGCTGGCCCAGTTCCTAAGATGCCCGATCACCTTCCACCACGTCCACGCAGTGCAGGACTGGCCCAAGGACGAACCCACGCCGGCGATGCAGTTCGGAACTCTGGTTCACACGATGATCGAACTGGGTGGCCCTGACAGGCTGGACCTAGTGCGGCGACCTGCTGGGCTCGACATGCGGACCAAGGAAGGCAAAGCGTGGAAGGACGCTAACGCAGGCCGCACGATTGTCACGGATGACGACTGGACCCGGCTGGAGCGTATCTGGGCACACCTGAATGCATGCAAGCAGGTGGCCAAGTTCCTTGGCACCGGGCACACGGAAAAGGAAATCTTCTGGACGCATAAAAGCAGCGGCGTGGAGTGCCGCGCCAAGGTTGACATGCTGACCAGCGGCGTGCTGATTGACTGGAAGACGACATCAGCGGCCAGCGAGGACGAGTTCATCAGCCAAGCGGCCAACATGTTCTACGACGTTCGCCTGGCGTTCTACCGCAACGGCATCGAAACGCTGACCGGCGAGCGTCCGCATGTGATGGTGGTCGGCATTCAGTCGCAGCCGGGGCACGAGGTTTTCCCTTTGGATTTCACACAGCTAATGGACGAGCTGGACAGCGAGGCACGGATGCACCAGGCAGTTGAAGACTTGGTCGACTTCGACATCGACCAATATCTGGACCGCCCTATAAAGGTAGCGACCGCGCCGCTGTGGCTCGTTCGCAAGATTTCAGCAGCAAGCGAGGTAAGCGTATGACAACGACAGCAACGACGGTGGCGACAACAAAGGCAGGCGGCAAGATGGCGATTCGGGACCATCTGAACAGCGAGGCATTCAAGAACGAAGTGGCGCGGGTGCTGCCGAAGCACTGCACGCCGGAACGGATGGTGCGAACGGGACTGACAGCCCTGATGAAAACGCCAAAGCTGGCCAGTTGCACGCCGGAAAGTTTCCTGAACTGCATGCTACAGCTCAGCCAGTGGGGGCTGGAACCGGACGGCAGGCATGCCCATCTGATCCCATACGGCGACCAGTGCACGCTGATCCTTGATTACAAGGGCATCGTGGACCTCGTGCTGCGGTCGGGCACGGTTCGCAGCATCCACGCCGATGTGGTTCATGAGGGCGACCTGTTCGTTTACGACCTTGGCGAGGTGACAAAGCACACGCCGCACTATCTGCGGACGGATGCCGACAAGCCGGAAAAGGCGGGCAAGATCATCGCTGTCTATTGCCGGGTGGTATTCAACGATGGCGGCACAAAGTCCGAGGTGATGAGCGTCGAAGAGGTGGAAAAGGTGCGGGCATCCAGCCGAGCCGGTGGCAGCGGACCTTGGAAGGACTGGTGGAGCGAGATGGCGAAAAAGACCGTTTTTCGACGCGCCAGCAAGTGGCTGAAACTGTCGGCGGAAGTGGCCGATGCCTTCGAGCGTGATGACCAGCAGTTTCAGTATCCGCAGGCTCGCAGCGTGCAGCTGTCGAAACTCAACGAATGGCAACCGCTG